GACGAAACTCTTGTTGCTGCTGCTCCTGGCGGCGGTCTTTACTATACATCAAACACATATCTCGGTCGACCAGACATCACAGAAATTTTCGTGAAGCTCAATGCTAACAACGTAATTTCTGCTAACGTGTCTGCTAACCTGTATGTTGTGTTCAATATGCCAGTTCATCTAAAGGCATCATCGAACGCGCTTTCGATCAATCTTGCGAATACAGCTGGTGGTAACAACGGTGTTGCTCGTATCGCAGCTTCAGCTGCTGCTCGTGCAAACGTTGCTAACAACGTTCTTGTATTCACTATGCCTAAGCTGCAAGGTGGCACAGGTTCTGCTAAGGCCACATATCATATCAATGCTCAGTCGATTACTGTAACAGGCAACCCACTCTACAATCCAGAGCAGGGAACGACACACGCAGCTAACCTTGTAATTACAGGTGCAGTTGCGAACAACCTGACTAATGGTTCTGGTGCTCGTATCACCAACTTCACAGTATCGCCAAGAGGCGTTTAATAGATTTGGAGTCGCTAGATGGCTGACAAAAAGGTAACACAGCTTGCATCATTGACGACCACAGCGGCTCCTGATCTGCTGATGATCGTTGATGATCCAAACGGAACACCAGTATCAAAGAAGATCACAGTAAAGAACTTCTTCGGTTCTGTTCCTTCGAATACTGTATTCAGCGCAAACGTAACTGTGAGCGGTAATCGCGCACAGTTCGCTTCTAATGTCAATATCACCAAGACTCTTACAGCCAACACAGTCAAGATTACATTTGGCACAACACCTGCGTCAAACAACGCAACGACTGTTGGTATGGCTGTAGGAGAAATGCGTTTCACGAATACTCATTTGTATATCGCTGTAAACGCAACAACGATCAAACGAGTAGCATTAGGTACATTCTAATGAGCTTAGAAGCAGCAGGATACGTCGCAGCTAAATCCGCTTCCGCAGCTGGCGGATTGTTCGGAGGGCTTACGATGTTTGCGTTCATGAGACCAAAAACAATCTTGGACGCAACCATTCGTGGTGGCGTCTGCACTGGTTCAGCAATTATATTCGCACCAATCATTTGCGATTGGTTCGAAGCCAAACATAGCGTAGATCATCTTCTTGCGTCTGGAGCAGTTATTGGATTTTTAGCATGGGGCGTGCTGTCTATGACGGCACGCTTTTTCATTAAGGCAGAGGCAAACAATACAGACATCGTAGAGGTTGCCAAAGAAATTAAAAAGTGAGATGAAAGGTAAATTGGACGATTCGAATTTCTTTCTTTATGCTGCACATCATTACTTAAATCCATGTGTAGATCAACAAGAGTTCATTGATGATTTGGCTAGAATAAAAAACATTCGTAGATTATTCAGTCGATATGAACGTAAAGGTGAGCTTAAAGAAAGATTGATCATAAATCATTTGATGGTGTTGTATAATGTGTTTGAGCATAAGGCTTTGACACGAATGCTTGCGTTCAAGTTATATGATTATCTTCATATACTAAAACCATTTCTAATGTTATTGAATTACTGGCCTGAAGTCATTGATAACATTGGTACTGATAACGAAACGATTCGTTCAAACGATATTGTTATGGATATGGTAGTTGTTGACGTTCTAAGGAAAATCTAATGGACAAAAAATTAAAACGTCTTAATGAAATATCTCAGTCAACGAAAGATCGCTACATCAAGCGCGCCTCAACCGATGCTACTCTAGCTAATGTTGCTAAAAGAAGTTCGACTGGTAAGACGCATGATTATTGGGCTCGTAAAGAAAAGAATCGTAAGCAAGGTTTAAATCGTGCGTTCAAAGAAGGTCTTGATGAAGACCTCGGCGGTGGACCTGGCGGCCCAACAACTGGTGGAATTGCAAATGTAGCAGGTCCAGCTACAAGTACATCAGATGTTCATTGGAGCAAGCGTCAACCAAACATTGGAATGAAAGGACCGAAGAAAAAGTACGGTCAGCCAATGATGTTTAAAGCCGTCATGCGACGTAAGATGACAGGAGAACAAACAGTATTTTATAAAGCACTTGGAAAACGCGTCAAAGCAGTAAGTCGCACAAGTGCAATGGGAGGTGGCAGTGATGGATCAAGTGGAAACGGTGGCGGCGGAGGCGGAAACGGAAGCGAAGGTGTTCAGCACGAAACCATCGTCAAGTCAGGAAGCAAATTCAAGCTCGTCTCTAAGAAAACAGGAAAAAATCTCGGAACGTATCCTACGAGGTCGGGAGCAGAGAAACGAGAACGCCAAGTCCAGTATTTCAAACACAAAGGATAAGCGTATGGGTATCGGTATTAAGATTGCGATTGCAGCCATCCTATTCTCCGTCATCACAGGCGGTTACTTCTACATCGAAGCACTACAAGGTAAGCTAGAAGCTGCTAAAGAAGTTCAGCAGCGCATGGAAGGCGTGATTACACAGCAAAAGATGGTCATGGAACAGCAACAGGCTGACATGAAGAAGATGCAGGCTGTCAATGCCGAAGTGGCTAAGGTTGCTCAAGCAGCACAAAATGAAGTAACAGCTCTCAGCCGTAAGTTCTCACGACTAGATAATATTGCGAAGGCTCCACCATCTGATACTGAGAATCGTGTTAATCGTGGAACCAGAGACGCACTGCGTTGTAATGAAATTGTCACAGGAGCGCCCTTGACAGCAGACGAAAAAAGCGGTAAAGTAAGAAACAATATATGCAATGATTTGATTCAGGCTCAGCTGCCTAAGAAGGAGCCAGCACAATGAGAGTAGCGATTGTTGGGCTGTGCGCCCTATTCCTTGCTGGTTGTAATGAAACAACCAAAGTCTTTGATAAGCCGGTTCTAGTCGAGCGCGCAGAGCTTATCGTTCCGCCAATCAATTCTATCAGCCAGAGCGAGATGAAATGGATTATCATCACGCCTGAGAATTACGCAGCAAAAGTACAAGAGCTTAGTGGCAAAGGCGATGTGGTTCTATTTGCTCTGACAGCACAAGGCTATCAAGCTCTTTCTATGAATGTGGCTGAGATGCGTAAGTATATTCAACAGCAGAACGCTGTTATTGCTGCCTACAAAGATTATTACAAGCAGGAGCAGAAATAGTCTTGACAATCTTCCTTGAGCTTATTATAATGAATCTATGTCTATTATCGTTGACCATAAATATGCTCAGATGATCTCTCACAGGCTTCTGCTTTTCAAGCGGAAGTCTGACAGAGTCTATAATTTCCGTTGTCCTTTCTGTGGTGATTCACAGAAGAACAAGTTGAAGGCGAGAGGATACCTGTTTGAGAAATCAGGTGGACTCATTTACAAGTGTCATAATTGCGATGTCGGTACTAATCTTGGTAAACTTATTGAGCTCGTTGATCCTAGTTTGGCCAGAGCGTACAGGCTCGAGTCATACAAAGAAAGAGTAACGGCTAACACAAACAACGATACGTTCGTTATTCCTAAGACGGAAGTCGAGCGTCCACCTATCATTCTTGACGAGATGCTATCTCGTCTCGATCAACTTCCTTCACATCACCGCGCAGTTGAGTATGTCAAAGCTCGACAGATTCCAAAAGAACGTTGGAATGATCTCTACTATGCGCGCGACTTCAAGCAGCTTGAAACGTTGAATCCAGCCTACGAAGGGCGTCTGACATCAGACGAGAGGCTCGTGATTCCGTTTCGTCGCGAGGATGGGTTACTCACTGGTGTTACTGGACGCGCCATGGGTAACTCATCCTTGCGCTATGCTACACTAAGAATTACAGATGATCCCTTGATCTATGGCCTCGATCGCATAGAACGCGGAAAGACTATATACGTCACAGAGGGTCCAATTGATAGCATGTTCATTAGTAATGCTATTGCTGCTGGCGGTACGGACTTCTCTCGCGCTCTGTATAGTCTTACGGGAGAGAATGTCGTGCTTGTGTTCGATAATCAACCTCGTAACAAACAAGTTGTGAAGCGCGTTGAATCATTTGTGCAACGTGGTCATGCTATGGTTATCTGGAACACTAACTGGACTTATAAAGATATCAATGATGCTGTGCTGTCTGGTCTTAGTAGTTCGCAAATCGAGCATATACTAAATAAATCCACATTCAAGGGGCTCTCCTTGAAGTTGGCTATCCGAGACTGGAAGAAATGCTAACACAGACGCAATGTCTGTGAATGAAAACTATTGTCCGAAAAAGAAGAAACGGAGTACCTATGTCAAATTCATTGCCTACCCTCTACCAACAGTTTATTCATCTTTCACGTTATTCAAGATTTTTATGGGACGAGGGTCGCAGAGAAAGTTGGCAGGAAACTATCGGACGTTTCTTTGACTTCTTTGAGACACATCTAAAGGAACAGCACAACTACGATATCAAGGATCTGCGTAAGGAACTCGAAGACGCAGTTCTGTCGCAGAAGGTTATGCCTTCGATGCGTTGTGTTATGACCGCTGGCGAAGCACTCAAGCGCGAGAACGTTGCTGCTTATAATTGCTCGTATGTCGCTGTCAATAGCCCACGTTCGTTTGATGAGATTCTATATATCCTTATGAACGGAACAGGTGTAGGTTTCTCAGTAGAATCAAAAGACGTAGAACAACTCCCCATCATCGCAGAAGACTTTCATCCCTCAGATACAACCATCATAGTAGCCGACTCAAAGCTCGGTTGGGCAAAGGCTCTCAAAGAACTCGTTCATCTTCTCTACTCAGGTCAAATTCCTAAGTGGGATCTCAGCAAGATCCGTCCAGCTGGTGCGCCACTCAAGACATTCGGTGGTCGTGCGTCTGGTCCAGAACCACTGGAAGCTCTTTTCAAGTTCTGCGTCGATACATTCAAGAAGGCTGCTGGTCGTCGCTTGAATACTCTTGAGTGCCACGACATTGTTTGTAAGATTGCTGATATCGTAGTCGTCGGTGGTGTTCGTCGTTCTGCTCTTATCTCGCTCTCTGATCTCAACGATGATCGTATGCGCACAGCCAAATCTGGTCAGTGGTGGTTAGACGAGTCGCAGCGTGCGCTTGCTAACAACTCTGCGATCTATAAAGAAAAGCCAGACATGGGTATTTTCATGGAAGAGTGGAAGTCTCTCTATGAATCAAAGTCTGGTGAGCGCGGTATCTTCAATCGTGCATCTGCTAAGGCTACCGTAACAAAGCATGGTCGTCGTGATCCTAACTACGACTTCGGAACTAATCCTTGCTCAGAGATCATTTTGCGCGACAAGGAATTCTGTAATCTGTCAGAAGTTGTTATTCGTGCAACAGATACAATGGAAACGCTAAAGGAGAAGGTCTACTGGGCAACTATCCTCGGTACATGGCAATCAACGCTAACCAACTTCAAGTATCTTTCATCGTCATGGAAAAAGAATTGTGAAGAAGAACGCCTTCTCGGCGTTTCAATGACAGGAATCATGGACAATGATCTTACCAATGGAAAAACTCCAGGACTCGCAGCAAGACTCGAAGAACTCCGCGCAATCGCAGTCGAGACCAATAAGAAGTTTGCTAAGGAGATCGGCATCCCCCAGTCTGCTGCTGTCACTTGCGTTAAGCCCTCTGGTACTGTTAGTCAGCTTACTGATGCTGCTTCTGGTATTCATGCACGCCACAATCCATACTATATTAGAACTGTTCGCGCGGATAAGAAAGACCCACTAGCAGCTCTCATGATCGACGCTGGTGTTCCAGTTGAAGATTGCGTGATGCGCCCTAACAATGTGTATGTGTTCTCGTTCCCAATGAAGGCTCCAGAGAATGCAGTTTTCCGTCAGGATATGTCTGCTATTGAGCAGCTGGAACTGTGGGTTACTTATCAGGATCACTGGTGCGAGCACAAACCATCTGTCACTATCTCAGTCAAGGAACATGAGTGGCTCGACGTTGGTGCGTGGGTCTACAATCACTTCGACAAGATGTCTGGTGTTTCGTTCCTTCCGTTCAGCGAGCACGTCTATAAGCAAGCTCCTTATCAGGATTGCTCGAAGGAAGAGTATGAAGCATTCGCTGCTAAGATGCCGAAGTCTATTGATTGGGATAAGCTCAAGGACTACGAGAAAACTGATACAACAACGGGAGCGCAGGAACTTGCTTGTGTCGCTGGTGGATGCGAGATCTAAGCGATGCCAGACAAAGAACTGACCTGCCCTTGCGGAGAATATGATTACGTTGTTTGCTATGAACGACGTGGTAAAAAAGAAGATCCTTCCTTCTGCCCCTTTTGTGGGGCAGACGGAGCTGCCGAAGGTTTAGAACTAGAGGAAGATGAGGATGATGAATGAATCACTTATGAGTATCAATGAACGATACAATGAACTGCTTGATAAGATTCAAGCCATTCGATCTACGCTCCACGTCATTCACGGTGAAGAACTTGCGGCTGCGATAGTTGAAATGGAAAGATACGAGAACACTCTCAAGCAACTTGAGGATCTCTATCCAGAAGAGGTATCAAACCATACTATATAAAGTATGGCTGATTACGAAAATCCTTGGACATTTGACGGAAAAGAGTTTACAAGTGAAGATATCGGCGACTCCTATGGGTTTGTGTATGTTATTACGACACCAGAAGGCCAGAAGTATATCGGAAGAAAATACTTCTGGTCTATCCGTAAAGCCCGTGGAAAGAGTCGCCGCCAGCGATCCGAATCCGACTGGAAAACATACTATGGATCCAGCGAGCTACTCAAAGCTAAGATCAAAGATTCTGACAAATCACTATTCAAACGAGAAATAATCTCATTACACAACACAAAGGGTCGCGTGAACTATGAAGAAGTGCGTGAGCAATTTGCGCATGAAGTATTAGAACGGGATGATTACATCAATGACAACATCAACGGCAAATGGCATCGAAGCCCAGAACACATCAGAAGCAAATCAAGATTCTCTGCCCTCGCATCTGGGCGGACACCTCAACAAGACACATAATGATAGAGGAACCTTGACATTTCTCATCAATGAGTATAATATAAAGTCAATGCTTGATATTGGCTGTGGTCCTGGCGGTATGGTTGCTTTGGCTCAAATGCGTGGGCTAGAAGCTGTTGGTATCGATGGTGACTGGGAAGTTCCGAAAGAGCCAGATACTAACATCATCATTCACGACTTTACGACTGGTCCATGCTTTACGTCAAGGAATGAGTTCGATCTTGGCTGGTCTGTAGAGTTTCTTGAGCACGTCGAGGAAAAGTATCAAGATTTCTATATGCGAGCATTCGCTCGTTGTAAGTATGTTGTTTGTACAGCTGCACCTCCAGGCTATCCTGGGCATCATCATGTGAACTGTCAGCCGCAAGAATACTGGCATGAAGTATTCGACAAGTATCAGTTTGATTACGATGATGCTGTGACACAACGTATCCGTAAGCAAGAATCAACTATGCAAAAGCCCTTTATGCAAACCACAGGTATGTTCTACAAGAGGAGATGGTAATGAACGGATATATTCCTTTTAAGGCAATCCCAACAGAACAGGATCGACTAGCATACGACGAAGCCCTTCGTACGTTTATGCTTCAGGTCTATAACAACATGAGCATCGCTCTAGCCATTAGCGGTGTTGTTGCTCTTGGATTGAACTTCAATCAAGCACTTATGGCTGCTATCTGGGGAACGAGCTTCAAGTGGGTCGCTATCTTTTCGCCCCTGCTCGCCTCGCTTGCGTTTACATTCTTCTTTGATAAGATGACGTCTCGTACAGCACAAATGGCTTTGTTTTCGTTCGCTGCGTTGATGGGCCTATCGCTCTCGTCGATTTTCCTTATCTTTAAGATGGGTAGCATCGCTCAAGTATTCTTTATCTCAGCTGCGACGTTTGGCGCTGCTTCGCTTTATGGCTACACCACGAAAAAGGACTTGACAACTATGGGGTCATTCCTTATAATGGGAGCGTTGGGTATTTGTATTGCTGGCGTTGTCAATGTGTTTCTACAGAGTTCAATGTTTGCTTTCGTCATTAGCTGTCTCGCAGTTCTTATCTTTACTGGCTTGACTGCTTATGATACTCAGACTCTCAAGAGCACATATTTGGAGACCGAAGGTGAAGATCGTGCAAAGGCTGGTATCTTTGGTGCTCTTCAGCTGTATCTCGACTTTATCAATATCTTTGTGAGCTTGCTCCAGCTCATTGGAGAGAAAAAGAATGATTGAACCTATTCGTATTTTTATCGGGACTTCCGCAAACAATGAAGACGCTGATGCAGAGATGGTACTGGAGTACACGCTCCGTAAGAACTCTTCTCTACCGCTCGATATTCATTGGATGCGTCAGTCACGGGATGAGTCTAGTATATGGGGTGGTTGGCAGACTCAACGCTGGTCGACGCCTTTTAGCGGATTCCGTTGGGCGATTCCAGAAGCTTGTGGATTCACTGGTCGCGCCATTTACATGGATGTGGACATGCTCAATCTGCGTGATATTGCGGAACTGTATAGCATGGATCTTAAAGGTCGTCCTATGTCTGCTCGGCGTGGTGCTCGCTTTGGAGGTCATGAGTTCTGTGTTATCGTTATGGATTGCGAAAGACTTGGGGATCTTCTCCAACCAGTTGCGCGAATGAAGGGTAATCCTGATTCGCATCATCGCTATATCAATATGTTTACTGGTAATGACAACTATGTCGCTGAGATGGACCCACGCTGGAACTGTCATGATGGTGATGGTCGTGCTATTGAGGACATCTATCATCTTCACTATACAGAGATGAGCACTCAACCTTGGAAGCCAGCTTGGTTTACTGGGCAAACACAGGAACATCCTCGTCAGGATCTAGTTAAGCTCTGGCAAGATACACGAGCTGAAGCTGTTATCAATGGCTGTGTGCCACATCTGAACAATGAAACATTTGGTCAATACTCTATCATCGGTAGATAAATGAAACTCTTTGCATCATGTGACTCTGGTTATCTTCACGCGCACGCGCCCGCGCTCGTAGCTTCTGCTGCTTGTGCGGAAACCTCACTTCATCTTCATGTGATTGAACCGCAAGATGGTGACTTAGATTTCCTAGATCATCTCTCGTCTAGATATCACAAGATTGCAGGATGGCCACAGAGCGACTTCACGCATTCAACTGCTCCTATGTGGATGAGATATCCAGCTGTTCGTGATGATACGATGCGAACGATATATGCGACAGATCGTTTTCTGTCTGTCATGACTCAGATGATTGCGCGCCCAGATCAGTATCTTATTATCGACACTGACTGTCTCATCATGAAGCCTATCACAGAAAGCGACTTGCACGGTGACGTTGGTTTGTTCCTTCGTGAGCCTTTGCCTGGAACTGTGGGATGGGAAGCTCAGGGAACTCGTTGTGCAGCTGGTGCAGTTTACTATTCGTCTCGCGCGATGGGCTTTGCTCAAGAAGTTGCAGCTCGTATTCGTAAAGGTCCGATTGCTTGGTTCCTAGATCAAGTTGCGATCAGTGAAACATATGAGAATATGAAAGATCGTTATAACTATCAATACTTCGATGCGAACTTTATGGATTGGGAGTTCAAGGAAGGAACGACGATCTGGACTGGTAAAGGTCCGCGCAAGTATGACAATCCCACATATCTTACGAAGAAGAACCACTTTGATAGGATGATCCGATGAAAATTATTGAACGACCAGAATCCACAACTTATATGCTTGACTATGCTTTTCATTTCATCAAGGATGAAGCAGAAGCCGAGAACGTCCGTAAGCTGATTGGTGACAAGAAAATCTTTCAAGTTCAGCGCACAGTTGATATGGAAACATTCCAGCCTATGCTTGCGTTCGCTATTCCAGAAGATGATAAGCCGTTTTCTGAATGGATGAAGTATATTGCTAAACTCGAACTGATCGTGAAGTGATGAATTTCTTAGCTTATCCTGATTATAAGCCATCATTTTCCGCTTACTACTTTGTCAAGCACGTCTATGAAGAAAAGACATATTACAAAGCTCTCTGGTGGAATAGCGACAAGCAGGAATGGTATTGGAAAGTTTCACCCATTGTGGTATCATTTGTTCCAGATTCTAGAGCAAACTATTATACAGAATGCTTAGAAAAAGCTAGGAGAGCTGTAGAATGAACAATGATGACGAACCAGATTTCGATGTCGTTATCGACACACTCCAGAAGCGTTATGATATATTGAATGATATGGATAAACACGTCAACGAGTTTACTCCATTTGGTATTATGCAGCAGATTCGTATGCAGCATTGTCATGAATTGAAGATGGCTATGAAGTTGTGGCAAGATTACAAAAAAGCAAATCCAGAGGAGTTTGAGTGGTGAAGGTAGCAATTCTATTCCCACGTCTTGACGTCACCTTCAAGGAAGGACCAGTCCCCGAAGCTCGCGGAGCAATCCCACCTATTCGTGTCCACTGGCGAGATATGGCTAGTCGTTTGCTTACAGCACACAGAGTCAAGGGTGATATGGTTGAGTTTATCGAAAAACCTCTCTGGCAGTTTACTCCAGAGTTCGTAGAGTCGCTTGATGCAGGAATTGTTTACATTCCGCACAAGTCAACAGATACGTTCCCCGTGCGCGGGAAGGAAGTTCGTTACTATATGCAATCTGTGTTTCCGTGGCAGTTTTATATTGACTCCAAAGGATTCGCTGGTGGTTCTACGTTGTATCCATTCACGTTCGACAGAGATCGTGAGATTCCACCAGGCAGTTTCTATGCTCAGATGCAGGCTCGCGCGCATGCGGGCGGGAGCAAGTTTGAGCAGCCACCAAGTCAGCAGCTGAATTTGCCTAAGGAATATTTCTTCTTCCCATGTCAAATTCCTCATGACGAAACAATCAAGTATCATTCAGACGTGAGCGTATGGGATGCACTAAAAGCAACTCTGGAAGCTACGAAAGAGCTAAATACACCACTGATCGTAAAAGGTCATCCCGTCAATCCAGGAAGCATGGCTCCTCTACATAGTCTATGCAAGCTATATAATCATGCTTACTGGGTCGAGAACATTTCCATTCACGACCTCATTCCCAACGCAAAAGCTGTTATTGTTGTGAACTCTGGAACGGGGATGGAAACTTTGCTACATAAAACACCGATTGTTACTTTCGGGCGATGTGAATATGATTGTGTGAGTAATAAGGCTACGACTGATAACATCGTCGATATCCTCAGGGATCCTAAGTTCGACGAGAAAGAGGTACGAGCATTTTTCGAGTCGTGGTACGAAGCTACATACGACACAAGAAGCAGTAAATCTTTTGAACGACTTTAGGAGACTAGCATGGCGTATTGGGGTTATCATCTCATTTTAGACTGCGCTGAACTTGACAACGCAGCAATTACGAGCTATGATACTATCTACGCTTTCACGAAGCGCCTTGTCAAAGATATTGACATGGTTGCTTACGGAGAGCCCCAGATCGTAAACTTTGGATCTGGTAACAAGGCTGGATATACTCTTGTCCAGCTTATCGAAACGTCGAACATCTGCGCACACTTCGTGCCAGATGATGGCATGGGCGGAAACGCAATGTATCTTGACGTTTTTTCCTGTAAAGAATATGACGATCAGGTTGTCATCAATCTGGTCAAGGAATACTTCGGCGCTAAGTATGTGCGCCCTAACTATCTGACACGACAAGCATGAGGAAGGTGAATCTTATGTCTCTAGATGATTACGACGATTACGATAATTGGGAAATCAAGGAACACGCTCGTGTGAGCAAGAAGCGCATTGGCTCTATCGTTCCTGCGGTAACATTCAAGACTCGCGTGCGCGATGAATCTGTTGGTGGTCCGAATCCTTTCCGTTGGGAAGATGTGACGACTTATGACTACTTCGGTGGCAAGCGTGTTATTGTGTTCTCTCTTCCTGGGGCGTTCACTCCTACTTGCTCAACGATGCAGCTTCCTGGTTTTGAGTCGATGTATGACGAGTTCAAGCAGAAGCATGGTATCGACGAAATCTACTGCATCTCAGTAAATGATGCGTTCACAATGAATGCTTGGGCAAAGGCTCAGGACATCAAGAACGTAAAGGTTATTCCTGATGGAAGCAATGACTTTACGAGCAAGATGCGTATGAGCGTCGATAAGAGCAATCTTGGTTTTGGTGATCGTTCTTGGCGCTACGCAATGATCGTCAACAACGGTAAGATTGAAGCGTGGTTCGAAGAGCCAGGATTCATGAACAACTGTGAGACTGATCCGTATGGTGAAACATCACCAGAAAACATCATGAACTGGCTTGACAGCCAAACTAAGTAAGAGTATAATGAATAAAGATTGCGGGTATAGCTCAGCGGTAGAGCGCCAGTCTTCCAAACTGGATGTCGTCGGTTCGATCCCGATTGCCCGCTCCAATTTTCGCGATTGGCTAGAGATAGCTGTCGCGTTAGCCATCTGTAATTGGATGGCACTTGTTGCAGGAATCATCCTGCTTCTGTACAATGCGTTCTTCAACTAAGGAGTAAATATGAAGAAGACACTCGTAGCACTCGCCTTGGCTGTAAGCACAGTTTCCGCTGCTGCTTCTGACACGTCGAGCATTCCTTCGCGTTCAAATCCAATCGCACCTGTCGGCGGTTCACTTGTTGAGCCTAAGATGTGGGTTGGTGTGAATGGTGGTATCTCAGCAACTGATGGTATCAATCGTGATGCACCATGGTCTGTTGGTGTAGTTGCTGGTTATAACGTTGTTCGTCTTGGTCCTCTGGGTCTTGGCGTTGAAGGAACATACGATTATAAGAAGGGTGACACGCAGGATATCTCTGGTAACGTTCTTACCTCACTGAAGTTTGGTTCATTCTCTCCATACGGTCTTGCTGGTATTGGTTATCGTTGGGCTGACGTAAAGAATGAAAAGACATGGACTGTTGGTGGTGGTGTTAAGTATGCAGTTTCGCGTAACATCGAAGTTGATACTCGCTATCGCCGTATCGAAGATTGGGATCGCGCTCGTCCAGACGATCGTCTCACAATCGGTGTGAACTTTAAATTCTGATGATTAGAGCTGCATATACAATCGCAGCTCTTCTATTCATAATGGCTGGATTGTTGCTTTGGATAGCATACGGTCCAGTCATTTTCTTTGCAATGCAGACGCTATATAATATATGTTTCTAATGCCCGCATAGCCCAACAGGCAGAGGCATGAGACTTAAAATCTCCAAAGTGTCAGTTCGAATCTGACTGCGGGCACCATAATTCATGATCACGTTCAGTCCAGATAAGTTTGGTTTCTATAGAGTAGGCGAGCGAACTACTTACAGTAAATTCGAAGCATTCGAATGGTCGAGCGTTACACATCTCCCAGTTGAATGGGACTTCAATAACAACATATTCAGCAAGATTGACTGGAAGAAAGAACCAGAAACTGATCTCTGGGAAATGTATAAGCAACGAGCGAGACAAATCCGTGATGCGTATGATTACGTTGTATTATGGTATTCTGGCGGTTCTGATAGTCACAATCTACTCCTTGCCTGGATTGATGCTGGTCTTAAGATAGATGAAATAGCCACGACTTGGAACTACGAATCGACTGGCGACTATCAGAATCACTACAACGCTGAGATTACCAACGTCGTTCTTCCAGATATCAAGAAACTGCAAGACTCAGGATTAGAGTTCAAGTTCCGTATCATTGATATCAGTCAGCACTGTTTAAATCTGTTCGATGCGTGGAAGTTGGATTTTGAATACAACGTCAACTTTCATTTCAGCGTCAACAATCCAGCTAGAAATCTGTTTCGCGAGAGCGTCGAAGATTATAAGAATCTCATCGCTCAGGGAAAGAAGCTGTGCTTCGTATGGGGTAAAGAAAAGCCATCCCTGATAAACGTCAACGGCAAACACTATTTCAGATTCACAGATAACATTGATAACTGTGTTGGTCCGCATGTTCAGCGCAACTACTATCGCGGATGGTATGATGAGTTGTTCTACTGGACTCCAGACTTTCCAGAGATTCCCGTCAAGCAAGCGCACGTCCTAAATAACTTCATCAAGTTCTGCGACGATTCTCGTTTGTTCGAACCGCTAGTAAGCGGCGGATATCAACCGAACGGTGTTTCTAATCGTTTCAATATGCACTTGAAAGATCCATACGTCAAGAGCATTCTGTATCCAAAGTGGTCGAACGATATCTTCTGTAATGGTAAGACTGCATCGTTTACATACAGTGCTCGCGACAAATGGTTTCTGATGGGTAATCTTGAGAACAAGAAAAGATACATAGATATAACTAACGTCTACTTCGCAAAGGTAGATCCAACAAATGCTACTAGTCGTAGGAATATCACTCCTCTCTACAGCCCAAACTATTGGATTGAATGATGTCATATTCGGAATCACATCCTCGATCAGTCGCAAAGACTTTGACTGTTCGTGTTTGTTTTACTCTTAGCCATATTCTTAACGGATGGATCGTCACTGGTTCTTGGATGACTGGTGTTACGATTGCAAGCTTCGCTGTCCTCATCAACATGTTTCTGTTCTGGGGTCACGAGCGCACATGGAACTGGGTTCAGTGGAATCGCAAACCGAAGGACGGTCTGTTCTTTGTTGACGGTCATCCTCGCACGATATCGAAGTCAATTACTTGGAGAGCTATCATCACGGCGAACAACTTCCTGATTCCGTTCCTGACGACTGGATCGTGGAAAGCTGCTCTTGCGTTTCTAACTGTAGCAACGTTCCTTAACATTGTTGTGTATTATACTCACGAGCGCATTTGGAATCTAATCAAATGGGGTAAAAATGAACTTCACTAAAGATACATTCTGCACTATGCCCTGGTCGTCGATCCTGATTCTCCCATCAGGCGACTTCAAGATCTGCTGCTTTACTGGTCACACAATGCCAAACGGCGGTGACTCGCATGGTATTGCGTTCGATGAGAACGGAGTCACGATGAACGTTCTCACGCATTCTATCAAGGATGCTATGAACTCAGTCTTCCATAAGGAGATTCGTGCAGCTCAAGCGAAGGGTGAACGCCATATCGCTTGCAAGGTGTGCTGGGATCGCGACGACGCAGCGAAACGTCAGGGCGTTCGCCCTACATCGTTGCGCGTCATTCGTACATTTGATCAGAACGTAGAAGGCGCAAGTACCAGAGAAAGGGATCGTGTTGGTGGACAACCAATGATTGGTTCTGCCATACCAGAGAACGCGTCCGACTGGCTAGTCAATCCACAGACTGGTGAGATGAAGGACATCATGCCTATCTCGCTGGATATTCGCTTCAGCAATCTGTGTAATGCTAAGTGCATTATGTGTGAGCCAATGTACTCGACTCTGTGGTATGAAGATCATGAGCGTATCTTCGGACAACCATACTTCAACAGCGGTCTGAAGAAATACAATATTATCAAGACGCCTAAGGTCACTGGTGGTCATACGTTCTCATCGGATATGCCTGAGTGGCGTGACGATCCTCGTTGGTGGAAGCAGCTCGATGAGCTCGCTCCTCATCTTCAGCACATCTACATCACAGGCGGCGAACCATTCTTGCAGCCGCAACATGACGTGTTCCTTGATCGACTGATCGACGGTGGATATGCCAAGAATATCGTTCTGGAATACGATACGAATCTCAGCGTCATGAACAAGAAGATTCTAGAGCGTCTGTCGAAGTTTAAGGATATCATTTTGCGTATCTCGACAGATGATGTTGGCAAGCAATACGAGCTTATCCGTCATCCACTCAAGTTCGACAACCTGATTAAGAACATGGGTATGCTGAAGGACTATGGTCTGGATAAGAAGATCGATACGATTACGACCTGTATCGGTATCTACTCGATGTATGCTCCGATGCGTATGTATGAAACGTTCGCGCCTATGGGATACGATAAGTATTTCATTCGCATCCTTCGTTCACCGAAACCAGTTGATATGGCGTACCTCCCACGCAAGATCAAGGAACGAGTTATCAACGATTATGATGGTAGCAACTTCCTACCACATTTCCACAAGACACATGTGGCTGGTTATCTAAAGAACAACTTCGATTTGGTCGATGATGATCAGGCGAAACAGCACATGAACTCATTCGTTCGCTATATGGAATCGCTGGACCGTGCTCGCGGGACCGACTGGAAAGCGACGTTCCCCGAAATCGTCGATTTGCTGAAATTAGCCTACTAATCATTTCGGAGCCGTAATCATTAAAAAACATCCAAAGGGGGCCTTGACAATCGGTCCCCTTTGAACTATGGTAAGAATATGGGGTCGCGCTGGGTGGCCCCGGCCGCTATAGCTTAGCTATAGCTTAACTTAATATAAGGGGTCCCTAATATGGATTTACCGTCGATTTTCCGTGATTTCCAAGCCCTCGAAACCGTAACAGAAAAAGTTACGTTCCTTAAGCAATTGGAAACGCTCAACCTTCCTTACGATATCAATTACCAAGCGCTCATTGCCGCTTGGGAACGTAACGAAAATTGATACAAAAATATTCCAAAAAAGCCTCGGCGGGGGCCTTGACAATTAGCCCCCGTCGCGGTACAATGGTAACAGTTGAGTCAAGGAGTTCGCCATGTCTAGTACCGATATCGCCATTGTTTTCGCCCCCTTCGCGGTTCTTTGGTTGGTTATGCTAGTCGGGTTTGGTTTGGTTCACTGGTTCAACGTTCGTTCTAACTAAGAGGTGACACTATGAAAGTCCAGTATGTTATTGATCTACTCAAGGCCCACAAGAACAAGTTCACGGTCGCTCAGCTGACCGAGCACATTCGCGCCGATGCGGGTGACGCTGCGCTTGCGCGTCGCACTCGTCGTGCACTGTTCGTTGCTCGTAAGGCTGGTATTGTTCTCGAGCCTATTCGCGACGGTGGTAAAGCTGTTACTGCGTATCAGCTTCAGGGCTCGATTCCTGACGTTGTTCCCGTTCGTAAAGCTTCTCGCGCTCGCACGAAGACTGTGACCGCGAAGACGATCTCGAAGGAAGTCAGCGCGATCGTCGCTAAGAACAAAGCTCCGTCCAAGAAGGTTGCAGTCGAGAAGCCTGCAACTAAGACCGCGAGCCTTATGACTCCCGCTGAGGTCAAAGCGAAGAATCTCGAGACTATGCGTAAGGTGAGCGCGAAGCGAAAGAAGCTTCACCCTATCACTAATCGTGAGATGACCGATGAGGAAGCTGCTGTGCTCGAAGAGTTCAAGCAACTCGACGCCATGTACGATACCGAAGAACAGACTCGTGCAGTCGCTCGTGCTTCGGTTCGCGAGTATCTGACCAAAGAATCTTATGTCGAATAAGAGCTTGGTTTAACAGTACCACAGGGCTTGACAATCAAGTCGCCCTGTGGTATCATTAAGTCAAGATGAAAGGAAGTTCGTCATGATTAAGTTGTCCAAGGCTTCTAAGATGCCAGCTAAGTCGTGGTCGCTGCAAGCTCGTAAGACTTGCCCTGGCTCGATTGACCCTGCTACGAAAGCTCCTGTCGCTGTGTGCGAGGGTTGCTACGCTGCTGAGGGTTTCTATATGATGCCCGACGCGATCAAGGTCCGCGAACACAATCGCGAAGACTGGAAGCGCGCAGAGTGGGTCGACGATATGGTTGCTGAGTTGAAGCGCCAGAAGTTCTTCCGCTGGTTCGATTCGGGTGACGTATATCATCCCGCTCTGGCGTTTAAGATCTTCCTCGTGATGCAGAAGACGCCTCACGTGCGTCACTGGTTGCCGACGAAGTCATACAAGATCCCGCGCATCCGTGCGATTCTTGAGCGCATGAAGTCGCTGGAGAACGTTGCTGTTCGCTACTCGTCAGATTCTATGACAGGCGAGTTCGACACCGATCATGGTTCTACTGTGATCCCGTTCGCTGATACGGAAACGAAGGCGAGCAAGGTCTGTGATGCGTATGAGCGTTCAGGCAAGTGCGGTGATTGCCGAGCTTGCTGGAGCAAGGAAGTTGCGGTCGTTGCGTATCCCGCGCACGGTCGTCGTATGGGTCGTATCGTGAAGGATCTTGCAGCATGAAGTATGTCGCCAAACCATATCTGAATCGCAACACTGGTATGAAAGAGTTCGCTGATATTAAGGAAGCTGTGCTGTATCTGGAAAGTTACACTGGCTACAAGATGGATTTCGTTAAGGATAGGAAGACCAAGGAGAAGACTTATGACTGGGAACTCTGCGGTAAACTTATCCGCGTCAAAGAAGAATCCGATCGCGCGGGACTTGCGCACGGCTAAATATCGCGCTCGTGTAGTGCGTTCGAAGAAAGCATACAAACGCAAAGGTCGCGTAGCTCAGTCGGATAGAGCAACAGCCTTCTAAGCTGTGGGTCGATGGTTCGAGTCCATCCGCGATCGCCACTTGACAATGGAGACGAAAGTGACTAAGATAGTATATAATGCCTGCTTCGGTGGCTTTGGGCTTTCTGATGAGGCTTTGGAGCGATATCATGAACTTGGCGGAAAAGCAAAAAGCCGCTACGACGTCGAGCGTGCTGATCCTCTTCTTGTGCAAGTCGTAGAAGAATTAGGCGACAGAGCAAACACACGTTTCTCTGATTTGCGTATCACAGATCTCCCTGCGGGGACTAAATATCGCATCGACGAGTATGACGGAAATGAGTCCGTCTGTACTATCGACGATTATGAATGGAGTGTGGCATGAAACGAATTATGGCAGTCTCAGTTCTCGCTCTCGCGCTCGCGGGATGTAACGCGACTGTGTATGATGGTGGCTATTATCGTCCGCGCCCTGTGGTCGATGTGTACACTCCAGCACCGTATCCCGTTGCTCGCCCGTATTATGCAGCGCCTCGTCCAGTGTTCGTAGCTCCGCGTCCGCGCTGCTTTACGACATGGGATCGTACTCCATACGGTCTGCGAGAACGTCGAGTCTGCCACTGAGGACTCATAGCTCAGTTGGTTAGAGCAGCGGTCTTTTAAACCGAAGGTCTCGGGTTCGAGTCCCGATGAGTCTACCAATTCCCTCCGATAGCTCAAAGGTAGAGCACACGACTGATAATCGTGCGACCAAGGATCGTTACCTTGTCGGAGGACCAATAATGCTCGGTTCGTCTATCGGTTGAGGACACTAGCCTTTCACGCTGGAGAGACGGGTTCGATTCCCGTACCGAGTGCCACTTGACAATTAGGAGCCAATGTGGTATAATGCTAAATATGATGATTCGCTGTTTGACAATCTAATCTGGTAGGAACAACGAAAGTTGTTTCTTCATGGAAACTCTAGTGGGTTGAATTCCCACCCGTTCACTTCGGTGGGATCGGTCCGAAAGATAGAGTTTCTTTGAAGAAACATCTATTGTTTCTTCATGGGTGCATCAGAGCGTGGATGATCGTAAAGTCCGCTAGGCTTTCTCAATCCGTCTAAGTTGGCCATAACCGACGGTGGTTATAGAGGTTAGATAGCTGGTGCATCCTTGAAGAAACAATAACTTGGCGTAGCGCAGTCTGGTAGCGCATCTGGTTTGGGACCAGAGGGTCGGGAGTTCGAATCTCTCCGCCAAGACCATTGTTGTGTTGGTCGAGATTCCAATGACACTCGACAAGTCCTAGTCCTGACTATAGCAGGATCGGGCATCCTTATTCGCGGGGTTAGCTCAGCGGTAGAGCCGCTCGTTTACACCGAGAAGGTCGGGAGTTCAATCCTCTCACCCCGCACCATGTCGCTGGATTACTATCCATCGGTTTCTAGATCTGATGGTGTGCTTACCAGTAGAGGAACCACGACGCCTCTATAAACATACGTGGAGGAATTTATGGACTGTTAGCTCAGTTGGTAGAGCAGGTGACTCTTAATCACTTGGTCGGGGGTTCGAATCCCTCACAGTCTACCATTTCAAAGGACTATATACAACTATGAAAAACATTCTTATCCTTTCTTCACTTCTATTCGTTGCTGGTTGTTCGGTTCATGAACCAAGTCCTCCTCGTCTTGACGCGAGGGTGTCGAATTATGAGAAAGGAATGAGAGTAAACGTAGATAGAACACATATCGACAGTAAAGGCTATATACATTCGATGTATAATCCTGTGGTTCATTGTCATACGCTGTATTATCCTGGCAAAAAGCCAGAGCGTATCTGTCGTCTTGTGAAGTAATTATTTCCCGATAGCTCAGTTGGTAGAGCAAGCGACTGTTAATCGCTGGGTCCTAGGTTCGAGTCCTAGTCGGGGAGCCAATTGAAGAATGAACCGTAGGAGCGACAGTCGGATAACACGAACGGAGTGGTTTCTGTGAGTGCCGAGTCGCCTACGCCTCTGCCAATGGCACTAACCAGCCAACGGTCGTGAAGAGGGCGCTGTGACCGAGCAGCAGGCAAGTTGTGGAGAACAACATCGGTAAGTTTGGAGAGGTGGCCGAGTGGTTTATGGCTCTAGTCTTGAAAACTAGCGTGGGTGAAAGTCCACCGTGAGTTCGAATCTCACCCTCTCCGCCATTTTATCATTAGGAGAAATAAAGTATGATTCTACCTGTAATTGGTCTTGTTACGATTCTCACAATCGGTGTTACTGATAATTATGTTCGTTATCAGAAGGTTGGTGATCAGTCGCACTGCGTATTGAAGAGAACTAATTCTTCAAATTCTCCAGGCGCTGTTCGTGAGTTCGAAACAGTTTGTAAGAAGTAATTTGGGGACATAGCTCAGTTGGGAGAGCGGTAGCTTTGCAAGCTTCAGGTCTGCGGTTCGATCCCGCATGTCTCCACCAAGTTGAAGGGTTGTAGGTGACCTGAATGCGCTAGGGAACCTTCACGGTTGGTCGCGGCAAATAGACCCGCGAGGAGTCACGGTTAGCTCCTCATTTGCTGGCATAGCTCAGTTGGTAGAGCAGTTGATTTGTAATCATCAGGTCGCGAGTTCGATTCTTGCTGCCAGCACCAGTTTATAGCAGAGTGGAGCAGTAGCAGCTCGCTTGGCTCATAACCAAGAGGACGGTGGTGCAATTCCACCCTCTGCAACCAATTCGTAGGGTTGGGATCCTACGACATCGCCAATCGTATTAACGCGAGCTGCTGCTGCGATTGGGTATAGTGACTAGCCACTGAAGTCTAGAAGAGCAGCCGTCTTATCCCGATCAACCTGTCACGCGAAAAGGTGACGCTGGATGGCAGTAACCAGCTATGTTATAAAACGGCTAATAGTAGGAAAGCACAGTAGCCGTTTCATAACACATAGGCTTCGTAGCTCAGTTGGGAGAGCACTCGCCTGTCACGCGAGAGGTCGCGGGATCGAGACCCGTCGAAGTCGCCATTGGGGATTAGTTCAGTTGGTAGAACGCAGGATTCTGATTCCTGATGTCCGAGGTTCGAATCCTTGATCCCCAGCCAATCTATAGGATTATATCATGGCTCATAAAGCAAGACGCAGACCATCGTGGAAAAAAACGAGATCAAAGCATTTCCTTACTAAATGGGAACGCAGTCTTGATTACTCACAGAGATGTCATAAAATCCGTAAATTTCGTCATGAAGTATTCCAACAACTGGATAGAATCCTTCAAGAAGAGATTGACAAAGAAATTCTAAAGAAGCTTAGTCTAACTTTGAAATATGGTGCGTGAGTCGGATGGTAAGATGCGGGACTGCAAATCCTTGAGAACCCAGTTCGATTCTGGGACGCACCTCCAGTTACGGTCAGTTAGCTCAACGGAATAGAGCATCGCGCTACGAACGCGAAGGTTGAGGGTTTGAGTCCTTCACTGACCTCCATCGTGCCTTCCATGGCGGCGTCCCCGTCAGCACAATAGGTTTACTGTATCCCTGTGGAAGAAAAACAGTCATGCGGAGGTAGCTCAGTGGTAGAGCTTCTCGTTGCCAACGAGACGGTCGTGGGTTCGAATCCCATTCTCCGCTCCAGCCCTATTAGCCCAACTGGTAGAGGTGTCGGTCTTAGAAACCGAAGGTTGTAAGTTCGAATCTTACATAGGGCACCAGTTTCGTCAGAATAGCTCAGTTGGTCAGAGCGTTCGCCTCATACGCGAATGGTCGCTGGTTCAAGTCCAGCTTCTGACACCAATATGCTACAGTCGGTGTTGTTGGGAAACACAGATCGACAAGACTAGGACGCCGTTCGAATCGGAGCTGTAGCACTTGCTGTCTTAGTGTAATTGGTAAGCACCCGAGTTTGTGGAGCTCGGAGTTTAGGTTCGACTCCTAAAGACAGTACCATAGGAGGGCTGCAGAGACGGTGGTTCTGCGACGGACTGTAAATCCGTTCCTTATAGGTAACATTGGGGGTTCGAATCCCTCCCCTCCTACCAGATTCGCTTCGGTAGCTCAGTTGGTAGAGCACGGGATTGAAGATCCTGGTGTCGGTGGTTCGATCCCATCCCGAAGCACCATTTCGGAGAGTTGGCTGAGTGGTCTAAAGCACTCGTTTGCTAAATGA